TAAACTCACTACTCATTTTTTTTATCCTTATCTATTATATCATAAAAAAATTTGTCTGTGTCATCAGTTACAAATTTTTTATTTTCAACATTCCACTCTGTAGTTTGTACTTTATAATCTGGCCAATGTGTTGAAGTTGTAAAGCTAGGAATACTCCACAGAATACGATTATTAGGCTGAGCTGCAAAATTGCCGTTATCAAGAGCCAAAACGTGAGCACACTTATGCTGATCGGGAATTTCAGAATGTTCAGTATCGAGTATATTAGGTTCTGGATGTGCCCAATCCAAAGTGAATAAATATTCTCCATGAATAAATTTTTTATCCTTTCCTAAATATTTACAACGTTGCCCTATTAAAAAATCAAAAGTAGTAACAGCAGGATAATAACTAAATGAATTCCATAGCTGAAGATCTTCGAGATCTTGATGTTCCATTTCTCGTTGATGCAAAGAAGTGCTGTTTCCTCTTTGAAGAAAAGCAGAGATAGGAAGCCTCCAGAATATTGCACCATTCGTAAGTAAAGCATGAAATAAGATTGCACGCCCTGGAATACTTGCAATAGCAAAGACCACACAATCTTCAGTTTCGCCATGATGTTCTCGTAAGTCATATAAATATTCTCTCCTTATCTTGCAATAGATAGGTGGAATATTAGCATTTAAATAAGACATTGCAAGCTTAACATTTCCATCTTCGTCTTGCTTGTCTTAATCTAGAATTGGGGTCTTTTGCTGCTTTTGGAAACATTTTCATTTGTCCAGCAGATCTTGCACAATATGATTTTCTTCTTGCAGCTCTTTTTGGGCCTGGTTTATCTTCTGTTACAGCTGTAGATAACTTTGAACCTGGATTCATTCTTCTGTATGCTTTAACACCAGCTTGTGTCATACCTGCACCAGCTTCTGTAGATCTAAAATTTTTTTTATTTCTTGGTGGCATCCCGCCTTTAGCAAGATCAACCATGAGACCTAAATTTGCTCTTAATTGTTTTGATTTTTTATTTTTATCAGATTCTTCACCAAGACCATAATAGTCTTGTAATGTATCGTAGTAAGTGCCTGATCGTATAATAGGCATTTTAAAATGTTACGGTTGTGGTTGATACATTGGGCCTGGACCCGAATATTTATCTGTAAGTAATGTTACTGCTGCAATGCTAGTAAATGTTGAAACATAAATTCCTTGTGGAAATAAAATTCCATCTTCTGGAAAATTTAAATTAATAATATCTCCTGCTGGAACATCTGCAACAAATAAAGTTGTACCAGTAGCACTTGCTGTTTTTAATTCAACAGTTCCAGTTCCACCGCCTGACGATGCAACTATAATTCCTCTTAATCTTATTGATGGAGCAACTACTACAGTTGATGTAGCCGCTGTAATTCTTGTAGCTTGTATATCTGATTTAAAACCCATAATTCCTATTGTACCTAAAAAATACTGGGGCGTAAAGACGCCCCAGTATAATAATTAGTTCTTAAGCTCCTGCTGAACCGAAGATTCCTCTAGGGTCTGACCAGCCGTAGCTGTATCTTTCTCTAGCTTTGAATCTAACGTTTCCAGTGTCAAAATCACCTTCGATAGCCGTTTTAATTGGCGATCTTACAAAGTGTTTTAAACCATTTGGTGCGTCAGTTATGATGAAAAATGCATCAGTGTCTGTTAAGAAATGGTTAACTCTGTAACCTTCTGGGATCATTCCCATATTTAACATAGCGTTGATGTCGTTTTTCGCGAACGCATTTGAACCACCTGGAGTTGTTGATAAAGGAGTTCTTAAAATTCTCTCAGCAGTAAATTGTAATTCTTTTGGAATTACTAATTTTCTACCTTGTAGAGCGATTTTTAATCCTCTTTCATCTACAAACGCAGCAATATCAATTAATGATTGCTCAAGTGATGTTTCTGATAAGTCAGCAGCTGTCGAAAGAATGTTTCTAAACGTTCCTCCGTTAGCAAGTGGGTGATCGTTAGCTAATAAAGCTTTTCCATCGCCACCTGTGTAAGATGAACTAAAACCATTGTTCAAGATGTTAGCCGCAATCGTTTGCTTAGTTTGCGACATTGATCTTGCCAATGCTCTAGTGTATCTCGCAGCAAGTCTGTCATACAAGTTATCTTCAATAGCTTCCTCAGTAATTGCGAATGCTAAAGCAATCGTATTATGAGTGTATCTAGAAGTGTATGCTTCTGTAGCATTATCAAATACTACTGGAGCACCTTCTTGTTTGATTTCAGCGCCTGCAAATCCTGTTAACATAACTTCTTCTTCGAAAGCTCGATCTGAAGTTTCTGTTATAAAGATTTCTGCGTCTTCGTTATCGTATCTATTGTATTCCAGGCCGAATAGTGCATTCAATCCTGGCTCTAGTTCTTTAACTAGCTGTGAACGTGATATAGCCATAAATTATCTCCTATTATAGACCTGTTTGGTTTTGTTTATAGAAGTGATTATTAATTCTCACTACTATGTTAGCGTTAGCAGCAGCTGTATCACTATTATTTGGATCTTGTGATATATCAATTGCCATTAACGGTAACGTGTTTGTTGTGTTTGCTGAACCTTGATCTAACTGAACAAAAGAAATACCAGTTTGTGTATTTCCAGTTACGTTAGTTACATCATAGTTTGAAAACAGACCAGTAACGGCCACTGTGCCGCTAGCATTGATTTCATAAACCGTGTCTGGACCATCAATCACGAACGCTGTAATGTCTGAAGCGTTTGTACTTGCTGGATAATAATTTTTCCATGTCGGTTTTTGAGTCGTTGGGTCTGTATAAAAGCAACCATTGAAAACACCCACAACAGAAGTTGTAGTACCCGCAACATATCTTGTGATTGTTCCAGCAGTAGTTGGTATAACCAAATCTCCTTGGAAAATCGCAGTAGTATTATTTGCAGATATTCTATATCTGTTCTGAGCATTAATAAATGGGCTGCCATTTAGTTGTCTAGATGGTCTAAGACCAAACTTTTCTAGTACATTGGGCATTATTTATACTCCTTGTTTATAGTTTATATTTACTTTGGTTGGTATTACAAAAAAATTACTTTTTAGTCCCACCACCAAAAGTTACGCGAGATTGTCTATTAATATTAATAGGCATCTCAGGTCGTTGTTCCTTCATTAGATCGGCATCTATCGCGTTTATTCTATCTTGAGTAACTCTTCTAAAGTACTCCGCGCGAGATTTAACGATCTCTTCAGGTATCCTAGCCAACACTAGGCCAGCAACCCCGATCAACCCTGCGTATTTTCCGTCATGGATAACTGGGTATGCGTTTTTACCGAATCTATTTAAAATTTCTTCGGCTCTAACGAACTCCCAACCTTCTCTCATTTTCTTCGATACATTCGCTGTATCTTGAAAACCCATTGACTCGACTCTGATCCATCTGTGGACAAAGCCTTCTGGCGCAGGTGGTGCATCCAGAGATGATGGTGGCGTCCAAGGTTTATTTCTATCAACCTTAATTTCTTCTGACGCGCGTGAAGATCTTTTGTTTTCTTTATCGCTCATACTAATTTGCCTCCTTCACGTATTTAGCGTATTCTTCTAGTGGCACCCCTAATTTTTTAGCAATAGCAACTTGTGATTTGGTGAGTCTCACAGTTCTGCGTCCCTCCTGTTTTCTTCCAGCGGAAGCAACAGTTTGAACGGGTTTACGTTGTTCTTCAACAGTAAACTTATGAGGGAAATAACCCTTCATACGTTTATCTATCTCATTATAATACTCATCGCTCTCAACTTCAACACCACTGCCAACTAGTTCTTCATGGATTGAAAAAGCGGCTTGGGTCATGATTTTATCATCGCCAAACCAAGTATTTTTAGTAGCCCAAGACTTAGCTTTTTCGCTAGGTTTAGGTACTACAACGTTTTCTTTTTGTGTTTTAGCTTCTTCAACTTCAAGTTTTTTCTGTTCTTCAAGTTGTTTAGCTCTTAACTGACGATCAGCCATTTGCAATTTAGCTTTTTCTTTTTGAACGGCTAATTGCGTTAACTCATCGTTAGCTTCCATGATCTTATTAGGATCATTAGCTTCAATAGCTGCTTTTAATTTGATTTTTACTTGTTCTCTTTGAGCATCTACTCTTGCATCAAATTCTTTCAAGTAATTCTCATCAGCAGTATCAAATTTCTTCTCGTAATCGCTGTATTTCTTTTGCAAACCTTTTGCAAATTCTAAAGCAGCTTGTTCTCTTCTTTCTGCTTCTCTGTATCTACGAGTTAGTTTATCGATTCGCTTTTGAACAGATTCAGAAATTTCTGATAAGTCATCAGTTTTAACTTCTTCTTTCTGTTCTATAGGTTTAGTTTCAACTACAGTAGGTTTTTCTTCTACTTGTTCAACTTCAACCTTTTCTTTTTTCTGATCTTTAGAGTGAGATGTATAACCAAGATCAACTTCACCAACATTTAAACTTGGCGCTTTCTTCTCGGACTTTGCCTCCTCTTTTATTTGTATTTCTTGTTCTTTAACATCGTCAAGATCAAGCTCCACTTCTGGAGTCTTCTTTTCTTCTACCATTTATGTTCTCCTTAGTATAGGTGGAGAATATCTTGAGGACGTTTAACAATACCTATGATTTCATCATCATTCAAAATACGATGTTCACCATATTTTGTTTTAAAACGAGATCCAGCATATCTTCCATACATTACGAACTGGCCTTCTTTGCACCAAGCTCCTGTAGGAAATTTATCTTTATCTAAATAACAAAGATCTCCCATTTTAACTACAATTCCAATAACTGTAGTCATAGCAATTGTATCTTGAGTTTGTTCGGATAAAATAATTCCGCCTTTAGTTTTCGCCTCTCCAGCAAATGGTCGTATTAACATACGGTAACCAATTGGATCTGGAAGCGAGTCTAAATACTCCTTGATGCCTTTTGCGTCTGTTGGGATTTTTGTGGATGTCTCGTTAGATTTTTCAGAACCATTAGTTGGAAGAACTAATTTCTGATTCGGTACCACTATCGTCATCTATACTCTCCTCTTTATGTTGCAGGTCTTTTAGATCCTGTAGCAGCGTCTCTAATGCGCTGAGCCTGCCCTTAGCATAGTGGAGCCTATCTAGTGTGTCTATACCATAGCAAATATCATGACGAGTTTCTTCTATACGTTTTTTCACGTATTTTCTTATATATTGCAGGGTATTTATGTCCATCATAAATTTATTTTACTAAATTAATTTATCTTTTTTAAATCTTTTTATTTTTTTCTTCAATTCTTGCCGCCAAATCCAATAATCTAATTTAGCAGATAACTTTTTAATTAAGTTAAATAACATTCTTATCTCTTTTGATGTGACCTAAAACGGTACCTTTATGAGAACCTTCTTTGATTGTATAACCAGAAGTTCCATTACCATTAATCTCAACTTCTTTTCTGCTTCTAAGTAAAGCATTATTTTTCTTTTCTATTTCTTTAGAAGAAAAATTTTTAGCTATTAAATCTTTTAATCTTTCTAACATTAAAATGCCTTTTCTATTTTTAATATTGGTTTATCTATATTTGGTGAATTTACATTATTGCATGAAAAAAGCAATAATAAAACAACTATGTATTTCACTAGCCGTTTTCTTGGTCTTTTGGTTGAGGTTTGTTTGCCATAGTTCTAGCAACTGATTCTGCAGATCGTCCCAGTACATAACCGCCTAAACCTATCTGGAGAAGACTCCAAACATCGCCAGGAAGTTCTATAGTAATAGATGCTTTAAAGAAAAATAAAACTACAGGACCTAATACATAGTTCCATACCAATATAAATATTAATACATACATTAGTAAGGGTCTCCAACTAGCTGCAAACCATCCTGCTTTTGCTTCTGCCTCAACTATTTTAGCTGCGGCTTGTAGTTCTTGAGTGTGTGATTGCAACATCTGCGTTTGCAGATCTGCTTTTAATTTAGCTGCGAGGTCTTTGTCGGCAACTGCTTTATCAACGGTGTTGAATAAGATTTTTGCAAGGGGTGCGATTGCTTGTAAAACTGGTAACATTCTGTAAATTTCTCCTGTCTCCTTATACCAAGATATGGTATAAGTTGCAACATCACATCTATAGCTCTATCTCCTGAAACTGTCCATGTCCATGATCTACTATGTTTATTATTCTTTGGTAAATGAGTACTAATTGATCCTAATTTAAAATAATTAATAAATCTTACAACAATATCTTCATCACACATTCTTATTTGTGCTCTAAGATATCTATTTGATTTACCTACTTTTCCCCAAAAACCAAATGATCCTTCACCTTCAAATACTCCTGCAAGAAATATTAATTTTTGTTCTTTTGATAACGATTTATATTTTTGTTCTAGCATATATCCCTTTTGTTTTTAAGAAATGTATACTATTTATTTTTCTTTTGTCTAGAAATATATCCACCTAATTTCATACCTTGAGAAGCAGGTCCTTTTTTAGGAGGTGGGCCAAATCTTACGCCTGGCATTTTGATCTTTTTGATTTTTTGTATTGATGGTTTTTTAATTTTACTAATTTTAGGCTGTTTAATCTTAGGAATACCAATTTTCATGGTTATCTTTTAGGAACAAACGCTTGTTGTTGTTTTTCTCTAGCAATTTTTAATTTTTCTTCTGCAACTTTAATTCTTTGTGCAGCTTGTTGCTCTTGATTTTCTACTTTCATCTTCTCAACATCAATTCTATCTTCAAATTCAAAAGATTTTCTCTCCATTTCTTGTTGAGACTCTCTTGCACGTCTTTGAATATCTAAAGCTTTAAGATCTAACTCTCTTTGTTTCAACATTACTAACGGATCTTGTTGTTGTCCACCTTCTGCTTGTACTAATTGTTGAGTTAATTCTACAATTCGTTTAGCAACTAGTGAATTAAATTGAACTTGATAGCCATTTGGATCTTGTTGTTGCATTATAGCGTTCTGTGGGTTCTCTGACATCGCTGCTCCAACCTCTCCATGAGCTTGATATGCGATATGATCTGAAATATGTCCTTGAAGCAGAGCATAAACCATTGGATTTGTTTGTACCATTCTACTTTGCATGAAGATTGCATGCGCACTAATGTGAGAAACATGGTCTTGCTCTGGAAAAACTTTTAATAATTCCATTCTTAATGCTTTAGAGTTCTCCGTTGCTGGATCTTCTGGCATTGGTTCTTGTTCTGGAATTAATAAATCATCAATTTGTCTAGTTCCTAATGCTTCATACACTCTTCTGTACGCTTCTCTTAGGTTATGCATCTGTGGATTTGACATTGCAATCTTTAAATTTTCATTTGCAAGAGTTACTCTTTGTGCCATTGAGTAAATACTTGGGTCTGCAACTGGAATTACATCTACTCTATCATTAAAATCTTCTTGTTTAATGTTTCTATCTGCACCATAAACTGCGTATGGATATTCTGGTGGTAAGTAATCTGCAAAAACTCCAGCTAAAATTCTAAATTCTTGTTTCATTGCGTAGTAACATCGCTTATGAATAGCTGACATTACACGTGATCCTCGTTCTAATAATGCAATTGTAGTACCAACAGCTGCTTGTTGATTACCATCTCCTACTTGCATGTCGGCGATGGATGCAAATCTTTGTCCAGCTTGTACTACAAATCCTAATAATTGAAATAAAGTTTGTGAAGGTTCCTTAAATGGTAGTATTTGGAACTGATCTTTTATGTTTCCGCCTGGTGCATCTACGTCTCTAAACTCACCTGGCTGGAATGGTTGGTCATCATCCCTGATTCTAATACCACGGCTCTTGAATCCTGCTGGTAAATTAGCAAGAGTACCTGCATCTAATAACTGTCTTAAGCTAGAAGTAGCAGTTCTAGATAATCCACCAATCATATGAATTAATCCAAAGCCATAGAATCCTAAACCTGGTAAAAATTTATAATGTACAAAGTATTCTTTTCTAGTTTTTAATGGATCGTCTTGATCATAATTTCTGTATATAGATAAAACTTGTTGTGAGCCTTCATCAATTGTTACTACATAAGGTACTTTTATATTTTTTTCTTCTTTTTCTGCTGTTGTTTCATATTCACTTAAATCTAAATCAACATGCATTTCTAAAATATTATATTGATAAGTTGTATCTCCACTTGGTTTAACACCTTCAATCTCTGATAATTTTTGTTGTATTGCTGTTTGTTCTGGTTGTTTAGGAATTAATTCTACATCTAAATAGAATCCAGCTTTTTGATATTTAATAACATCATTCTCATTCATCTTAACAAGGTGAGTAATACGCTCACAATCTTTAAGATCAGTTGCATAATATGGAACTACTAAATCATCTGCAGGTACAAATTTAGATACTGCTCTTTGTAGTATTTCATCGTAATAAACTTTTTTAAATGCAGATCCTGATAATGGTAAATAAAATAATAATTGGTCAAAGTCTGGAGTATACTCTTCCATTTTTTCCATCAACATATAGTTCATGAAATCTTTAACTCTTTCTGCTTGTCTTAAAATATCTGGTGTCTCTAATCCAACAACCTCTGCTCTTACAGGGCCTTCTGCTGGTAATAATTCTTTATATGCTTGTGCTTGAAATTGTGTAACTGATTCTGCAAGTAAAGGATGTGTAACTCCTGTTGCTCCTTGGAACGGTCTAGTCATGTCTTGGTATTTAAATCCTAATAGATCTAAACCTTGAACATAAGTTTGTTCCCAATCTAATCTTGATACTCTATCTTTTTTATAGTCGGCAATAAGATCTAATGCTAGACGACTCAATACTCTTTCGTCCATATCTTCAGCAAGGTTCTTGTAAAAGTTTTCTTTTACAACTTCTTGCGGAACTGACTCTTCTTCAGGAAGAAGAACTTCTAATCCTTCTTCAGGAATAGAGTTGTCCTCCGTTAGAATTTCTTCATTAATCTTTTCGACTTCAGCCATTAGTAAAGTTTTGTAGGTTTACTTCTTGCTAATTTATTTCCTTTTGCAACGACTGATCCACCTTTAGATGCTTTAATCATTTTACCTTTTTTAGCACCTGTCATTAAACGATTATAGTTTCTAACTTTTTCATCAAAAGCAGATAGAGCCATTTTTCTATCAGACATTTGACTTCCTCGTAATGCTTCTATTCTAGCTCTTCTTGCAGCTTCATCCGCTTTGAATGCTTCAACAGATCCTCTTGGTGACGTTGTTGATGCTGTCATTGATTGTTTATCTGCACCTTCCATTTGATTAAATGCAGTGTCTCTTGCTTCTCTTCTTGCAATATCAATACTAGATTGTGGTCCTGCGTACATTGATCTACGCGCTGGTCCTTCCATTGCGTTGATATCTGCTTCTGCGCCTTCAAGCTTAGCTATATCCATAGGACTTTTTTGTCCTAATACTTTAGATGCGCCATATGCGGCTGCTAACCCTAAACCAATCTTAGCTAAATCTTGTAATTTTTTTCTTGCCATGGTTGTTTCTCCTTGTTGTTATAACAAGTTTATTCTAACATGCAATGATAATTAGGACTATACTTTACAGTAAATCGTTAATATATCCGCCACCTTTTACCTTGATTTCTCCACCTTCTCGCTTCTTGTCTTTCATGGTAAAAAGCTCTTGTTCTAATATACCGACCTGATCGGTATCTCCTTTAATTTTAGCTTCTTCTAATAACTGTAATAATTGTTTTAATCTACTTGGCATTATATTAAATCCTTAATGTAATCTTTTCCTTTTCCAACTTCAACTTCTCCACCTGATTTAAATCTTTTAGTAATACCAAATCTGATTTCTTTTCCTTGTGGATTTTTTGATACACCAAAACCAGCAGTAGTTGATTCATCTTCTGAAGTATATTGTGCACCAAGTCCGAGGTCCGTGGAGCTTGATCCTGCAATACCGTATTCTGTTTGACCCTTCTTAACAGTTGCTCCTATGACTGGTTTTTGTTTTTCAATATCTACACCAGCACCTACGGTTGCATATTCTCCTTTTGAACTATCTAATAAATCTGATCCTACTAAATCAGTAACATCAACTCCAGTTCCTACAATCTTGTTACCAAGTCCTTTGATAATTTTATCTAGAGCACCCATTTAGAATATTCCTCTGAATGGAACCTTTTTAATTTGAATTGGTTTTTGTCCTCGAGCAAATCCACCTTCAACATAACCTGCTGCATCTTCCATCATTTTTGTATCAGGATCAACAGTTGGATACTCAAGTTGTTTTTTAGTTCCTTTACCATACATTGTTTCTGCAGTAATAGGAGGTTTATCTTTTTGGTCGTAGAATCCTTCTTTGAATTCATTACGACTCATGTAAGGATCTTTTTTCTTTTTAGCCATTAGGATAATTTAGCTGCTCTAATTCCTTTAATCGCGGCACCCGTTCCACGGACCATGCCACCTGTTGCCATCTTTTGTGATTTAGATTTACCAGCTTCAGATAATGCAATAGCAATTGCTTGTTTAGGATTTTTTACAACTGGACCTTTTTTTCCAGAATGTAATTTACCAGCTTTGAATTCTCTCATGACTTTACCAATTTTCTTTTGAGCTTTAGTCATACCACCTTTAGCTGATTTAACCATTTTACCAGATTCAGTTTCTTCGTAACCTTCTTCTTCCATTTTATATTCTTTAGCTTCTTCAGCTTTTGATTCCATAGACTCGTGTTCTTTAGACATGTCTTTTGCTTTCTTCTTCATAACACCACCTTTCTTTTGTTTTGGCATTGATTGCATTAATTTTTCTCTTTCAGCATCTGATATTGTAGCGCCTGCAAGATCTTTCATATATTCATTTGGCATATCGTCCATTAATTTTTTTCTCTCTGCATCAGATACAGTAGCTCCAGATAATTTTTGCATATACTTCTTTTCAAAATTTTTAAACTTGTTCATAAGACTCCTAGTAATATTTATATTCTTTTGGCACTCGATCCATAGGGTCTTTCCAATCGGACCCTGTTTCAATAAAGTTACCTTGACGGTATCTTAACACAGCTTGTGTAGTACTATCAACATAGTCATCGTACTCTCCATGAGGAAACGCAGCACATTCCTCAATAACCTCTTCTGCAAAGTGAGCTCCCTCTGGATACCATACGGACCCTGCTTCAAATACAGGCGCACACGCATTTACTCTGGTATGCTTATCTTTTCCACGAGATGGCATAAAAGGAATTACTGGAATACCCATTCTTCTAAACTCATGGGTCAAAGGCTCACCAGAAGCTTTCGCTTCAATAATAACAGATTCAGGTTCCCAGTATTTATATTGATCCATTGCAACTGCTTTTAATTCTGGAAAATCATATTTACCTTTCATAGCATCTAACAATATTAAATTAGGTGCGCCTCCTTCTTCTGGAGTAAATATACCCCACGTAGTAATAGCAGAATAATCGGCAGATTCTTTTGCACTAAATGCAGTATCATAACTTTGTATAACATGTTGTAGATGTGGTATTGCTTCTTTCTCCCAAGGTCTCCACCAATCACGTTTTAATATTGCACCTTCTTCTGATGTTGGGTTCTGCATATATTGTGCAGACCAGTTACGAACTGGTAACGTTGCTTTAACTCTTTCAAGTTCTTCCAATTGCCAGAACTCTGGCCACAAAGGTTGACCTGATTCTAATATTGCAGGAAAAGATATTAGTTTCCATTTGTCTGCTTTATTTTCTTTTTGTCCTCTAATTAACATCCCTGTTAAATCGTTCTCGGCCCATCTTGTCATAACAAGAACTATAGATCCGCCAGGTTGTAAACGCTGTCTGGGTCCTGATGTATACCACTCATAAGTTCGCTCCATAGCTTTCTTAGACAATGAGTCTTGTTCTGTATGTGGATCATCTATAATTAATAAATCAGCACCTCGTCCAGTAATCGCTCCACCAACACCCGCAGCAAAATACTCACCGCCATGATTGGTTTCCCATCTACCTTTAGCCTTAGAATCTTCTCGTAACTTAACATCCCCAAATATTTGTTTGTATTCTTTTGAATCAATTAGATTACGGATCTTCGCTCCGAACCTTGCTGATAATTCAGCATTGTGTGTTACTTGCATTAATTTTAATTTTGGAAACTTACCCATCATCCACGCTGGAAAGAACACGGATGCAAATTCTGATTTGGTATGTCGGGGAGGCATGTTAACAATAAGGCGCCCCTTTTTCTGATTAGCAATAGAAGTGAACTCTTTAGCCATGATTTGGTGATGGCCCCACTTTGAAGAGTCCTTTTCTTTACGCATGATAATATCAGGCCAAACCTCTTGAACAAAATATAGAAAATTATCCTGACAGAGCTGGATATGTTTTATCCATTTCTTTTCTACTTCTTCTCTTAATCGCTCAGTTGTTAAGAATTCTTTTTCCATGGGTCCTATTTTCATTATACCGTGCTAATTCTGACCTTACTACGTTTATGAATCCTGCTCAAGCTCATCTTGCCTGAGCCTTACTAATTCTCGTTTAGGTTGTATTTTTGGAATTTTTTAAAAAGTATAAGGTCAACTGAGTTATGACCCTTAGGACATTGAGCCGTGCCTCTACCCTCACGGCACACGGCTTTATGGGTAGTGATAAGTAAAGATTATCGGAACTTTTAGCGACTACTACGAACTATCTCGGCCAAGTGTTCGAGTGCCTCGCACAACCCGTCTTGCGTGTCTTGGTGCGTGGACAATTCCCTCAACCCTCTCGGCTCTTGCCTATAAGTTTTGAGCACTCTCTGAGAGAGGGCTCTAACTAAGTTAAAACAATGTCCCCCATGTTTGTTCAACACAGTTTGCCATGCTGTTTGGTACTTACTTAGTCCAATATTTAGGGTGGCTTTCTTAGTGTGATTGACCTTTAATTCTAACCAGAAAGACTGGCCATTTATTACTGTAAAAAGGTCAGCAACCCCACAGCTAGTATATGTTTCTATTGCTTGAAAATAATAGTTTTTATTTAATTTTTTTAGGTCTTTTATTCTTTGTGAAAATACTGTCTCTGGTTTTTTGCTCATGTTGTTTTAATCTGGGTAAGTTATACAACTTAAAGATGTATTTTGTATAGCATACTATTAGTAGTGTATAAAACTATCAACACCCACTAATTGCCCTCATTTTTTTCTTTATTTTTAAAATTACCCATGATTTAAGGGTATTTATATTAACTAATTAGAAAGGATTAAAAATGAATAAATTTATTTATTTTTTTAAATATTGGCTTAATCTTAGAAAATTAAAAGATAGAATTTTATGGGAATTTTCTAAAAAAGATTTAAACGCAATATTAAAATATGATAATTTAGATTTGTTAAGAGATAAAAAAGATTAATTAACTTATAACCCTATATTTTAGGGTTATAGGATAGTTAAAAACTATCACAAACAAACAAAAAGAAAGGACTAAAACATGACAAAAAAATACTATCTACGCACAACAAAAAATTGTTATTATGTGCAAGAAAAACCAAATTTAAAGGTTTTTTATTCATATAATACACCCGTAGCCCTTGAAATTGACGGCATTTTAAAAGTGTCGGAAAATCAATGGACTGTGACAACAGCAAAACATTTAAGTTGGATTGATAACGGAAACAAAAAGGACAGATTAAAGCCAGATGAATTTAATCAGTTATTAAGACAACATAAACCAGAGCCAGATTTTTTAAAAACTGTTTCTATGGTTTCTGCTATGTTTGGCATGATGACACAGTCAGAGGATAAGGCCAAAGTTAATGCACAGAAAAAACGATTTTTTGACAATGTGCAAGGCCTAAATTTTCCTGAAGACTGGGACACTTTGCCAGAGGAAGAAAAAACAAAAAGACTTGAAAAAATTGAAAACTTTAATTTAAACAGATGATTAAAGAATATAATTTTACATATAAAGACTATTTTATAAATATTACCTATCATTTAACGGGTATAGTCTTGGCCTCTGTTCGTAGTGATGATGATTATTTTACTAAAAAATATATTGATTACACACGGACAGAGATAGTCAAAAAAATAAAACAAGAAATAAAAGAAAGGAAAGCACAAAACAATGAAAACAAAAACATACAATAGTTATTTAGACTACATAAACAGCGACTTGAATAATTGGTCTTATGTAGAATTAAAAGACTTTGAAAACGCAAAAGATAAGAAAGTCAAAGTTTATTTTGATAAGCAAGACAACGAAGTTAATGTTGTTTTAATGAATAAAAAGAAAGGACAATGATATGAAAACCTATGCTTTTCAAACAAAAGATAATTTTAGAATTGATATAAAGGCAACAAGTCCAAAATCTGCCTATAATAAACTTAAATCAATTCCAATTTATGCTGACTTAATAACTGAATATTATTACCAATATGACAAAGACGGATTTTATAATTTCAGTTTGGGTTGGAAGAAATTAGAAAAACAAACAGAAAGGATAAAAAAATGAAAAAATATACATTAAAAGAAATTAAGAAACTTTGGCATTTTGCATATAATGAAGATTTGTCAAAAGAATACAAAGGGTTTTTTAATTTATTAAAAAATAAAACAGAAAGGAAAACAAAATGACTAAGTTAAAAGAATATACAAGCACAATTACAGTTAGTTTTCACATAAACAATCATGAGGCAAAATCAAAAAAAGATTATATTGACACATTAAAATTACAATTTGCTGAACAACATGACATTGATTTGCAAGACCATGAAATAACAAACATTGAAAGGATTAAATAAATGAAAGATATAATATTTTGGTTTATTTTATTAATGCCATTTAATTTTATTGTAATTATGTGTTTAATCGGTGTAATAATGAATAGATTTAAAAAAATAAAATTGAGTGATGATTTATATTATTCAATTAAACAAGAAAGGACTAAAAAATGAAACTAGCACAAAAGGCAATTAATCAAGGTTGGTATTGTGTTGCTGATAATACTTTAATGAAATGTGAACAATGTAATTTTATTGGGGATTACTGGGCAGAAAATGATAATTTCCAAGAAATTAAAGGCACACAGTACACACAAAAAGAAATAAAAAAATTATTAAAAAATAAAAAAATAAATCAAGATGACATTTGCAATTCAGTACATTGTCCAAATTGTTCAAGTTGGTTTTATTTTGAAAGAGAGGAAATAAAAAAATGAAAAAACTACATATTGGGGATTTAGACAAAGCAAAAAATCAAAAAAATTTCTCATTAAATTTAAAAGTATATGAGAGATTATTTAAAATATCTAACACGGCTTGTGGTGTTCCAGTAAGCATACCAAAAGCAATAGAATTTTTAATAAATTTTTATGAAAATTATGAAAATTCATTAGATTACAATAGTAAAACAAATAGTTTTAATCTAAATTTAGAGAGATACTTACCAACGCAAAAAAAGATAGGAAGAAAATAACATGGCGGGTCATACCTCATTTAAACACTATTTAAACGAAGATTGGTTTTTTAACTTAATTGATAAGTGTAAGACAGTCGCATGGCAATATAAGGAAATAGAAAATAGCACAACATACTTTAAAAAAATAAATGATGAAATAACATTATTGCCCATTGAATATGCTTGTGATTATAATAAAAAACCAGAATTTTTAAGACAAGTTAACAAGGTTTTTAGTTATAAATGCAATATAGAAAAACCATTAACCAAAGACAGTGATAATCTTTTAGTTAGTGATTGTGATATAGAAATACATTTAGACAAAACAAAAATAGTTGATATTTTTTTAGTTGCTTAAATTTTTTTAATTTCAACAATAACACTATTTGGAATAATAGTTGTATTGGCAATTTCATCAATTTGCCCCGATTTTTCGTCCTTTAGGGCAAAGTCGCCAAATACTCTTGTTAGGCCTTTTGATTGTGATAATAAATGGCCTTTAGTGGTACACAAAGGAAGTTTTGTTTTTAAAAAATCCTCTATATCTTGCCATGAACTATCGCTTGTAATGTCTAGCCACTTAATTTCAACAAGAGGAAATTTATCTATTTCTCTTTTTGCTTTTTTATTTATCGCCAATTTTCTTTTTGTCATTAATTCTAATTGCTACAATTCCAAGTTTTGTTGTTAAATGGCTATTGTGTACCTTGTTAAAAGTGTGAATAAAACTTTCCCAAGAACTATTTAACAATTTCTGTTTCAGCCGTGATGTCAATAATCGCTTTGTTTTCATCTAATTTATTTTCTAATTCTGACAATCTTTTTTCTAGCTGTTCACGGCTCATGCCCTCTAAACCAATATGAGAAATTTCTTTTTTATCTATATAGAAACCAGATAATTGTCCCATACGAAATTCTGATTGGACGGCAGAGTTAAACTGATTTTTTTCTTCAGCTTTATTTCTCAATCTTTCAAAAACTTTATAAGAACGCAATTTATCTTTTTCATATTTTTGTAATTCTTGCGATAGTCTTTTTTCTAAATATCTAACAACATGAGGATTTAATTCTGGGTTTGTTAACTTACTTGCAGTTTCATATGGTTTTGAGCCGTCTTTAGTTGCATATCCAGCCTCGATACACGCATCTGACTTTGTAATTGTTCCCCATTTTGCAACAAGGATATCAACAAATTTTCTTTGTTTAGGTGTTAAATCATTAGTGGTTTTTAAAGTATTCTTCTTTTGAGGCATAAACCATTTTAACTGTTTTCCCTAAAGTAATCTATATACAAATATTTTTTTAAAAATTTTTTTGCATACATTTGTTTCCGTTTAGTAATCATTTGTTTACTAATTTTGTTGACTAAAAATCAATAAATGGCTATTTTATTGACTTTTCCCAGAAATGACAAAAAACTGGGAAAAAATAAGTGTTGATTTTATTGGCTTTTCCCAGTATCTAGGAAAAAACTGGGAATGATTAAACCATTGATATATATAGATAATTTGGCATTTTTGTCAATTTTTCCTAGTTTTTGACCTAAATCCACACATACTTTTTAAAATTTTTTTGTATACAAACTACCTTAGTGGGTACATTTCTGGGAAAATTGGCGTGTTTCCTAGCTTATTTTTTCCGAAAATTCCTAAAATTTCCTAGTTTCAAGAATACATATAAATCAATAACTTATCCAAGAGCCGTGAGCCGTGTATCGTTTTCCTTGATTTTTAACTAGGGTACCTATGACAGTACCCTAGCATTTGACGGGAATCGTTAATAGCAAATATTAACAGCACACAATTATTTTATAAAAATTAAAATGTCAAGTGAAACAATACCCAACAATCACGGAACAAGGAACTTGATAAACTAGGGGCAGAATAAGCTACCCCTAGCCAAGAAAGGACGTAAAAATGAATGAACTCAATTTTTACAGCTAAATCTTACAGAAATTTTAAAAAAGTGTCAATAAATAACTTTTACAAGTTATTTGACAATAAAATCAATGACTTAATATTTTTGTCAATTTTTATTTTGACAACTTTTGACAAATAAATTAACTGTCAATTCGTGATTAATACGAGAATGAAATTTCGTCAAAATAGGAGTAGCCCTAGAGTTTAATCACACAAACAAACAAAGGAGTAAAAAAAAATGAGCTTGACGCTTATACAAGACATAAAAACAAAAAGTAGCTACGATTATGATGCACGAAAAAAAGTAGAAACTTTAGAAAAAAAAGCAGAACGAGAATACGTAAAAGAAATCTTAAAAGAATTAAAAGATACTTTTATAAGACATAATGTAAAATATATTATTGGAACATTTTCTGGTGGTAATGATGAGGGTGGTTTTGATAATGTTTATCTTGCAAATCATGAAGAAAAAGAAATTGTCATAAAAGAAGATTTTGACTTTAGACGAGACTTTAGATTTTTTGTAAGTAAAAAAAATATTTACACTTATGAAAATGAGAAAGCAAAAAAGATTTCTGTTTTCTACACTATAACAAATAGTGAAAAAAATCTTTTAGATGTACTTGAAGATACACTTTATTCTACGGGTGCATTGGAAGAATACGGAAGTTTTGCGGGGGAATTTAGTGTGACTGGAACTGTAAAACTAGATGTATTTAATTATACTTGGGAAAGAGACGGACAAGAAAGCGTTGAAACTTACGAGAGAAACTATGATGACGGAACACTATCGAGTGATGATGAGGGGGAACTATAATGGCAACCCCAGTAATCCACGCCCAAGCAACAGTAAATCGTTATGGAGGCCGTATAGAAGATTATATCGCAATCCATAAGTGGTTTGATTTTACAAAGTCTTACCACCCAGATTTTAGACACAGAGCATTACGACACCACTCATTAGGTGTTGAGGAGTGTGTTGAAAAGTTTGGCGATTACATTGTGAACTCGGACAATAAAAAAGTACCAGTAAAAACAATCGGCGAACAACATATTATGGAAGATTGTGGATTTATCCCGTCAGTAAGTGATTGGTTAGTAAATCTTCAACCTAAAAGATTTATGATGGACGCTAAAAAACTAGAAAGGAAAGTAGCATGACTAAACTAAACCAAAACGAAAAAAATGCGTTATCAGTTGCTCTTTGGAACTATGGGCAAGACTTTTGTAATCCATACGACTTTAAAGAAAAAGAAGATATTAAAGACGCAACTCATAAACAAAAAATATTATTAAACCTAGAAAAGAAATTAAAAAAATATTTTAATTACGATTTTAGATATGAAACAGAAAAGGAGTAAATATGAAAGAAGATATACAAATCATTAAACAGTACATTAAAACTTTTAACGACAGAAAGTTAAGAGAGGAATATAGATTATATACCTCACTTGAAAAGCCAACAATACTTGAAAACTATTTTAAAGATTTCATTAAACAAGAAATAGATACAAGGGGGATTGGAGTATGAAAACTTTTGTAATAACAGAATATCCAAAGCTAATTAGAAAATGGAAAGTCATAGGTAAAAATAAAAAAGAGGCCTATGAAAACTGGCTAAACGATAAAATAGAACTCATAGAAAAGGACTACGATGACGAGGAGTGGGATAACTTAAAAATGGAAGAAATAAAACAATGATTGATATTAAATTAATAAATGAGGCCGATACAAAATTAATGAATGCAGTAAATGATTTAGATGATGTATTAGTGGCACAAAGAAAAATTGCAAGTAAACTCATAAAAGAACACAAACAATTACAAGAGGCATTAGCAACAATGTGTAGTAATGCAGATGAAGATTGTCCACCAGAATTTAGAACTGAACATTTTAGATCAGCTATAACTAATGGTTATGACTTACTTAAAAAAGTAGGATACTTTAAAAATAAAAAGAGGGTATATAAATGGGACATTTAAAACCTAACAAACATTGTAAAACTTGTGACGTAAAAGGCAACTACACTTGTTTAGAGTGTGAAAGCATACAAATAAAAAATAAAGGCCATTATGTTTTAGAGTGTGAATATTGTATGGAATATCCATTAAAATCTTATGTTGAAGATGAACTAGGTGGAATATTCTGTAATGAATATTGTTTTAAACAAATGCCTTATGAAAATGAATGGAAAATAATAAGGAGGTCAGTATGAGCATACCAGATGTAGATGTTCCTATTGGTTTTCTTTATGAAACAACACTAATGAAATATGCAAGTGGCAAATTAACTAAAAATGGAATGATTATGACACCAGAGGACGCTTTGCAAGATTTTATTGAAAAAGCAAAAGACGAGGGCTTTGATGAAAATACAATAGAAAATTCAGCAGAGGAACTTTTATGTGATTTAGAGGACATAGAAGAACAAAAATTTAATGAATACAAGGAGGAACTATGAAAAAACTAAATTTTGTAAAATGGTTTGAAACATATAAACCTATTCCAAACCACATTGATAAAAATGGAACATACTGTGGAATAGATAGTGTTAATTATAGTTTTGAAACATACGGCGCAGAAAAAGAATTTGTTGCAAACCAAGACCATAGTAAAATTTGGACATTGGTTGAGGGCGACAAATATACGTGGATACAAAATGGTGCGTGGCTCGTGAATAGGCTTTGTTATTTCGTTTGTGAAAAGCCCTTTGACCAAGAGCGTGGCACTATTTCAATCAAATACGACAGAATAAACACTTAACAAGGAGGAAAAATGAGCGCTTTAAGCAAAGCAACAATGTATGATTTAGGTTTAAGACCTAGAGTAGTAAAAACTTTTCAAAAAGAAAATATTACTATGGAGGATATATTAGCAAATAAATATTCTTTGTCTCATTTTGCAAGAATACCTAATATTGGAAAAAAATCTATACAAGATATCAAAGAGGCTTTTCTAATTTGGGGTTTTAAATTTTCAGATAATGATGAGCATTTCCCAGAAATAGATCATTATTTTAATCCAAAAAATGAAAACAATAAAAATGAACAAAATCATTTATATGTTAATTTAAATTTACAAGTTATTGATAAATGTAGGGAAACATTAATATCTTCATTTAACAATATAGTTAACAGACGATCATTCACTCATAATGAATTTGTTAATGTGATGTCCGAACATAAAAAAATATTAGATATGTTTGAACAAAATGTTAAAAATGTACTTTAACCAATAAAAGAGGAAAAATGAAAGACATAAAAGACGTAGTAGCGTGGCTCGAGGAGGAGTTAGCGCATTTTGAAATGGCAGTAGAACAACACAATTACGTATCTAAGGCAGATGAGATTAGATACAGAATGTCGCAAGAACTATTGGCTTGGATATTAGGCGCAAAGTTTGATCCTAAATATTCCGTGAGCCGTGTTCCGTGTGACATGGAACAAGACACTAAGGCCTTTGGGAGTAGGACATGATGGGTATCAATAAAAGATTTCTACACCTATTCAACGACCTTGCCTTTGACTACGACAGACTAAGTCAATCGGGACAAGAAACTTATTGCGAAATGCAAAAGATACTTGGAATGATTACTGAAGAAGAAATGCAAATAGCGTTAGATTACGAAAAAGAAAAACTAAACAACAATCAGTTAGGAGTAAAAAATGAACTTAAATAAACTACCAGACCCAAATTTTTGGGTACTATTTATTGTTTGTACTTGGTTATTACTAATTGTTTCAATCATAGTATGGAAATGACAAGTAGATATCTCAAAGCAATAAAGAAGTTATTAAAAGCATATCATAGAAAATATGATGCCTTTGGTAATCAAAGAAAGAAACCAACTAAAAGGAAGAAAAGAAAATGAAAATAAAAGACCTAATAAAAGAACTAAGACGTTATAAAGACGATACAGAGGTTATTTTTAAAATAATAGCCCCTGAAGAAGTATCG